CATCGATAGACCTAAATGTTGTTACAATTTTTCTTATTTCGCCTCTCTTTATTTTTTCATTTAGTTTTATACCAAAAAATTGAACAGAATATCTTTCTAGTTCTTTAATGTTTTCACCAACGCTAAAGTTGAATGTGTATGGTTTTGGTACAAATTTCTGTATAACCGGATTAATACCTACACCGTCAAGAATCAAGCCTTTCCATTTATCATAATAAAACCTTTTCCCATCACATAATAAGCCGTTTAATCCAAATGTTACCTTATAGACTCCTTTCTTTATTTTTTTTGTAGTAAGGTTACCTAACCCAGGAAGAACCGCCCCATTTGCATCTGTTATGTCAACAGTTGGAAGTGTGCCCAGATTATAAAAATTGTTTCCCTTGTTTACATATAGGTATAAATTTTGATTTACGTTTTCAATGAAATTTTGTCTATTATCATCAATAGTGTCCTCAAAATGTGTTTCAACAAATGGCTCGAAGAATGTTTGTGTATATTTTGTGAAAAATGCAACAGATTGATCAACTTCGGCATCAATGTCTTGATATAAAACAGAAAAAGCTAGCCCCATTCCATGATCAGTATTACCTGAGACAATAATGCTGTTTACATAGTTTGTAATATCTGCTTTAATATCTTCATTTCCGTTATCAAAATGAATAGTTTTAATTATAACCGGTGCATTAGAATATATACCATCTGCACCCCATTTATCAAGTGTTGTTCTATTGAACCAATTTGACGGTCTTTCATCAAAGGTATTGTTACCATCAGCAAAGTCATAAACTTGGGCTTCGTAATCAAAACCAATACCTTCATCCCAATATTCCGGGACTTTGAATACAATTAAATCAAATGAAGTTGTTCTGTCTCTTCCTCTACCATTTTTCTGTCTAAGTAGAGTTTCGTCACCAAAAATGGTATTTGTTAAATGTAGGGTATGTGTTGTACCACTAGTAACAACATATTCACCAGAACTTACTTTTCTTTTCAAATCGGTAAAATCTACCTTAAATATAAATTTAGAAAAGGTTGACCCATATATAAGTTCAGTATTAGGGTTCTTCGAGGTGTTAACCTGAGAATCCTTTAAAATGGTGTTGTTTTTCTCAAAATAAGAGCGAAAATATGACATCTTTTTATTTAATAAATATCAAATTAATTTATTCTTATCGAAGAATTAATCATATCTATTTTTGCACGCTCTATTAGGCGCTTTAAGCTGTCTGTTGTGGCTTTAAAATACTTTGGTGGTGTGATAATACCATGAGTGTGATTTAAGAGGATTAGAGTAATAAGCTCAAGGACCTCAATCAATTTTTCACCCCTAACAGAAGAAAATGTGTTTGGTAAGATTCTCATTAAATAATCTTCTTGAGTGTACTCATATTTGTCCAGAGCACCGAAATCAATGTTCTTACCATCAACGCCACTATTTGTTGTTGACATATGAACAATATGATCGGCAGTAACTGCAGCAAATGTTTGATCCGTCTCACTAACTTTTTTAAGATATGGAACCTCTTTTTTCTGAGAAATAATTGGAACCTCTAACGAAGTCCTACTATAAACTAACCCGAAACCGTTAGTTCTAGTCATATAATATACATTAGTTAAAAAATCCGTAGACCCGTTTTGGTTTCTTAGTTCACTCTTTGGTCTAAAGTAAAATGGGTGTGCTGGAAGATCCGGAAGGGTGGGTTCAGTAATTATTAAATTTTCCCTATCAACTCTAGAAATAAAATCTCTAATTAGAATATATGCTTCTTGTTGTTTATTACTAGATTCTAATGTTTGAGTATCTTCGTAAACCAATTCAGCGGAATTTGGTATATCTAATTCTGTGTTTATACCGAAAACATCTGTTTTATATTTTTCACCAAATGTTTTATTAATTCTATAAATGTATATTGTTAATTCTGTTGGTGATAAAACATTATCTAATTTATATTCAATAACATGCTTTATATCTGTTCTTGCAATAACATCATCAACAATTATTTTTTTATCTAATTGTAATGTTTGTGGAAACTTTTTTAAACTTATTCTAGACTGTTTTTTAGAATAAATTGGATACTTTGATAATTCGGTTTTAAACTTTGGATTTGTTGCGAACTTGTCAACAAGTTTACCGGCTCTAAGTTGTACCCCATGTTCTGTTAATATGATATCTGAACCGTAATTACCAACAAGACCAATATCATTTAATTTTGGTAATGTACCAACTGATTCAGCTCTAATAAATCCATCATCAAACGATTTTTTTTCACCAGTAAATGATTTAATTGCTGGAGATTTTTCAGATCGTTTTGCATATGTTGTTTCTGTTAATTGTGATAATTCATTTTGATATGTGTAATCAAAGGTTGTTGTAAATGGACCTGGAATATATTCTTGATTCTGTAAATCCTTTTCATTATCATATCTAATTATTTTAACAGCTTGTTCTTTTTGTGGAATAATATTAATATGCGTTGGTAGAAATGGTGAGTAAACATACGGATCGTTTTTACTCCATCGTTCCCATACTGGTATAGACTCAGATCTATCACTTTCTGTTTCAGAAATATCTCTAACTCTAATTCTACCTATACCTCTAGGATCTTTGTTATCAGTACAGATACCAATATTTACTATTTTCATTTATATCTTTTATTTAATTCGCCATTAATATTATTATATAATAATTCTATTGATTCTAATTGTCTTGTTAACTCAATTATAATTTCTTTTGTTTTATCAAATTCACCAATTAAAAAATCTCTAGAATCAACAAGGTCTTTGTTACTAGAGTTTACAACGTCATTACCAATTTCTATTACTTTATTTAATTCCATATTATGTTAATTTACCATGAGCTCTTAAAAGTCCTGGAGGTATTATAGCCGCACCGCCTCCTGGCGCAACGGGTATTTGTGCATAATCTAAACTAACTTGTACAAATGAATTTTGATCCATTTCTTTTTGGTGCCCTTTAATTATTGAAGAGAAGAATGCAACAACATTATTGTCTTGACCATATAGATCACCAGTTGGTATACCATTTGCTTCTAGTAGTTCACCAATATTCATAATTGCTCTATCTTCACTATAACCTGGAAGTCTTTTTGATAATTGTAATAGTAATCCAGGTATTTTTTGGGATATACCAACTTTTAATTGATTTAATAATGCTAAAATAGCATTGTAAAAATCATCACATGATGCAATGCCAATAAATGGAATTAACGCTGCTAAAATATCAATCAATGCTGTTAATATTACTAGATATCTCTTTTTAGAATTCTTTAAAATTCTTTTTGCTAAATCTTTTAATATTAATGCTAACTGTGGTTTAACTTTTGTCCAAAAAACAGTTAAAAATTTATTAAAAATGTCTTTAATAACATTATACATCATTTTAGTTAAATTCTTAATTATTGTTTTTATTGATGTAATGGCATTAATCGCAGTAGATTTTATTATCTTCCAAAGAATAACAATTGGAAAAAACATTTTTGCTGAAAATATAGAAGATATTAATGCTTTAGGTAAATTTTTTAAAGAATTAAAATCTAGATTTGCTGCAAATTGTGGATACGGTATTGATAAGTTTTGGCTTGCTGCGTCTTTTGCAACCTTTGATAACGCGCTGTTATATAAATCAGTAATATCATTCTTGGTTGTAGAAAAAAATGCAAAATCTTCAACGATACCTTGATTGACTGGGATTGTAAAATTATTACAATCAGTAAATTTTAAAACTTTTTGATATCTTAAGTTCTCATCATCAATGTCAATACCCTCAACATCATCAAAGTTAAAAAACGCCCCGAAATCCACATCATTCTCATTAAACTGATCAGCTGGGTTTTGTTTTAATTCATTATTTTGTGGCTTAGCACAAACTGCACAAATCTTATCAATAACTCTAGTTAATTTATTTAAATTAACATCATAGCTACCATTGGTCACGTTTATTCCACCAGCTGGAATTAACATAGAAAAACTATTTTTTAGTACATCTGATATTTTTGGGAATTCAATTGTTTCATAGTATTTTGTGATAAATTGATCAATTGTTGTTCCGCCTCCTTGAAGTCCCTCTATTTTATATTTCTGAATTGCACTATCCCATTCCATAGAAAATAACTGACTTTCATCTATTGACTGAAATATATAAACACCACCGCCGAACTTCTCGTAAAATATTTTATTCATTTTTACTTTATTACCGCTAGCTTGTGGGCCTTCATATATTATCTTACCTAAACCTGTTTGTGGATCTGTTTGTAGCATATCTAAAAGATCAAACTCTTTTGGTGATATTGTTAAACCGCTAACCGGCATAGGTGTGGTTGTTCCACAGTTCATATCACTGTCGCTAGCAAAAAACAACTTTCTAACATTGTCTAAAAAAATTGGCTTGATTGATTCGGTTGTTTCTTTTACAGATTCTCTGGTAATCCTTCTTAACATGCTTTCTCCGTCCTTTTGTTTAACGGGAAGTATTTTTTGTAGATCTGTGGTTATTTTTTCAAATATATTTTCAACGTTAGGTAGTTTCTGTTTTGCTTTATCTGCATAGCTTTCTAAGGTACTACCAATTTGTCCTTGTAAATTTTCTAAGGTATCGTCATATTTCTTCAATAGATCATCAACGCCTTTTTTTGTATCATTGGCTTGTTGAATAATTTTAAACTTGGATTTAATCTCCCTTTGTTTAGTTTTTAAATCTATCATTATATCTCATACTTTTGATCTTGTCCCTTATCGTCGTTTCCAACTAGTTTTTCAAGCAACTCTCTATCCTCGTCAGTAAGTGTCATCTTTCCACCTGAAAACTTATCTCCAGATGCTGCACCTTTTTGAATTAGGGTATTTTGAATCTTAACCAAAGAGATTTTCTTTTCGGTACATTCATTTAAAATCTTTTGTTGCTCTTTAATTACCGGGCCTATAACGGACATGTCTTCAGATTCTTTCATAAAAGAAAGCATCTTTTTCATTATCAATGTGGCAGTATTCTTTTGCTCCACAATGTCAAAATAGATTTCTTGCATTAATGATAGTGCAGAGTCTGTATCTAGCGCTAAATTTTTCTTCGGTGGTCTCATACTAATAAATAGGGTTTACTCTAAAAATCCACCTAAAACACCATCATATAGTAATTTGTATCGTTTAAGCGATATTCTAATTTCTTTTGTTGATAATGATGTCATTTCCCTTAAAGATAGGAGGATTAAATTTTTATTAAACTTGTTACCATCACCAATTTGAAAAATTTGATCAAAATTGCTGAATATTTCTAAAAGAGCGTAACCTAGTTTTTTTTCATTATCTGTTAATTCTTCCGTTTCAATAAAATCTTCAAGCTTGTTTGTTAAATTAATTATGACGTTAGTGTAATCAATATGATATTCATCAATCGTGTATGAGAACTCTACTCTACTCTCAATATCCTCGGAAATGTCTTCATAAGAAACACTTCTATTTTGGTCTTTTGTATCTTTTTGGATAGCACCCATCAAATAGTTCTTACAGATGGTTCCAAAATAGGAGTATGCTTTATGGTTTTTTGTATGGTCAAACTTATTAATCTTGGTTATAAGAAAGGACATTGTATCGGTATGTAGGTCCTCAAATTCAAAATCTTTTCTATATAACTTGTATCTTCTTATGATACTTTCAACCATTATAATTAGGGGTTCTCGTAAATATTCATTGAATATCTTGTTTCTTTCTGCATCGTCATTACTTTCTAAGTACTTAACTACCGCCTTCTCTTGATCCTCCCCAAAATAAACTTTTTGGGTACGTTTTCTTGGCATTAATTTTCATTATATATTACTTCTCGTTTATTTGTGAAGAAAAATTCTTTCTTGGCTGTTTCCACCCAAAATTTAGCTTCGTTCTCAGCAAGTTTTGTTTTTTCATCATTTTTGTATAACCAGAATAATGAGTCTTCTCTTAAATTAACGTGTCTGTAACCAATTCTAGGTACAACCATAACTTTTGAACCGTTGTGTGTTAATCTTAATAAGAATTCATATCCAAATGTTAATTTAATGTTTTCTTTAAAACCACCATTCTCATTAACAACTTTAGTTTTATATAGACCGCCACTAATTTGATAGCTTTGGTATTCAATTAAAACCTCATTATCTAAAACACCTTGTTTTTCAGAAAACCCATATGCCCAAACTGATTCATTTGTGAAGTTTGTAAAATTACCTTCTTCATCAACATCTTTAACGATTGGTAAGAAAACATCAACATCTGGATATTCTTTAACATATTGATTAATAGACTTTAACCATATTTTTTGGTACTCATCATCAATCTCTAAAATAGAAAACCATTCTGTTGTACAGCTTTTAACTCCTTCATTCACTTGTGAACAGAAATCAGTTTCTCCGTTATGAAGTTTATATTCTACTTCTATTTTTTTACCTAAATCAACAGTATCAAGTTCAGCTTTTAAATTTGCTGGCGCGACGATCATTAACTTAACATCATTATAAAACTCTTTCGCTGATTCAACAGCTTTTTGAAGCATTAATTTATAATCATCATTTAATTTATGTACTGGTAAAATTATTGTTATATTTTTCATACTGTTTCTTCTTGTTTTAATTTTTCTAATCCTTTTGTAATCGTTTCTTTTCTTTTAGAATTAAATGATTCAAAAATGTTAATGGTATTATTTTTAGTAATCTCTTTGTTATATGGTAATAATGTTTCTTGCATTTTTTCTTTTACCTCGTCATTGATCTCAACACCATCTAGCCAAGCTAAACAATATGTTCCTAATAATTCAACAAGTTTACTTTCGTCATAAGTCCACATACCGTTTTCAGCTAGCCAATCTGGTTCTGTCATTGGTATTTTACCAATAATTGGTACATTAGATTTCATAGATTCTAATGGGAAAGTTCCAAATGTACTATCATCATCTAACCATAGTGAAACAAAACATTCTTTTAAACTATCAGCAAACTCAGTGTTTGACATCTGAACCATATCTCTAAATGTAACCCATCTTAATTGTGGATATTTTAAATAAAATTCAGAAATTAATTTTCTATGTTTAACTCTGTCTCTACAGCTAATAGCAATAAAAGGTTTTGTGGGTTTTTCGTTCTTAGCAAAATAGTCTTCGATAACTGGAGGAATAATAAAAACTAAAGACTCTGGAAAATATTCTAAAATATATTTTTTAGCGGCCTCAGTTGTTGTAATAACTTTATCAAATCCAAATTCACTAAATCTACTACCGATTGATAATGTATCAAACATGTATTCTTTTTGTTGAACTAACATTATTTTAGTACATCTAACATTTGCTAGTTGTTGTAAAACATTTGCATAGCTTTCTGGTACAACAAGAATATCATCAATACTCATTTCTACTTTATCTTCTTTTATTGATACCACCGGTATTTCATTATACCCGTCTCCAAGCCATGCTGAAACTCCGCTGTATTTTGAATCCTCAACAAGAATTTTTGAATTCATTCCTGCTTGTTTTAGGTACAATGCCATATCATAGATATGTTTTACAGAAGCTCTTGCGTTTCCTTTTGTGTCATAGCACAAAAAATAAATCCCATTTTCTTTAGATTCGATTCTACCTAAAGCGTCTTGTAATTTTTCGATGTTTTTTAATTTTTCACTCATTTTTTTATATTTCTTCGTTTATTATTCCGTTTTGTATTAGGGTATTAAAAGCTAAGTTAAATGATAGAGATCCTGTGGTATCTTTTAAAGATGATAACATATCATCCTCTCCGGCGTCATCGAATTCATTTAGAACTCTTTCTAACATCATTTTAATTAACTCATACTTAAAGACATTTATTTCAATAACATCTTTACCATCCTCATCACTTATTGTACCACCTGTTTTACATTTTTCGACAATACCGTCTATATCAATGTAATAATCTTTTCCGTAAAATTTATGCATCTAATAGTTTTTGTTCTTCTTCTTTATTAAAAGTTATTTGATTTTGATCATTAATAACAATATCACTTAATTTATTGATTTTTTTCTCATAAGTAAAGAAATTGTTATAGGTTGTTTCAAACAATATAAACTCTTTGTTTTCTGGTTTTAATTCTAATATTTTTTTATTATCTGATATCCACACATCAGCTTTATTCCATTCTTCAGAAATATTTTCAGATAAAATAAATTTAATATTATTTGGCATAAATCCGCTCCTAGCTAAAAAGAAAAAAGTTGCTGGTTTTGCTTTAGCAAATTCATCTAATCCAACTAAAAAGATTTGATGGTCTTTGTAATCATAAACAAATTTGTTGAATTCATTATATACATTAGGATAACTAACTGGAGAATGACCATAAAGTTCCATCGGGTATTCAACATACTGAAAATAATCAGCTTGTTCTTTTGATTGAAAAATAAAATGATCAGAAATGTTTAAATTGGTTATAGGCTCAATAACTTTGTACTCAAAGGTATCTGTTGACTCTTCATCAACGTCAACATTAATATAGGCGTTTTCATAATGGTAATGAAACCTGTTTATGAAATTACGCAAAACCCCATCGATTGAAATATAGATATTCATATTTCAAAAGATAGGGTTTATTTTAATGAAAGTAAATGAGTTATTACTCGTATCTGTTTAAAATTTCACCAATAATTGGATTTCTAACAATATCTTCTGGACCAAATTCAAAAATACCGATTCCTCTTACTCCGTTAAGTCTTTTCTTGGCGTCATATAAACCAGATTTAGTTTTATCTTTGAATTTATCTGATTGCTCTAGATCACCAGATAAAAAGAACTTAGAGTTAAAGCCTATGCGTGTTAGTAATAATTTAATTTGTGCAGGAGTTGCATTTTGAGCCTCTTCAAAAACTAATATGGTATTATCTACGTTCCACCCTCTCATATATGCCAATGCAGCAACTTCGATATAACCTTCGTCTTTTAATTGTTCTCTAGCTTCTTTACCAATTATTTTATTTAACAAATAATAAGATGGATAAATGTATGGATCTAATTTTTCTTCCAAGCCACCTGGTAACGAACCTAATTTTTCTTCAGCTTCAACCGCTGGTCTAACAATAATAATTTTTTCATACTTGTTATCATCATCATGCAATAAATCAACAGCTCTTTTCATTGCAATATATGATTTACCAACACCGGCTGGACCAAAACAAAGGGTGATTTGATTATCCCCTAATATATTCCAATATGTTTCTTGATTTTTGGTTAAAAATTTTTCTTTTGGTTTTTTTATTATTTCTCTGATCCTTTGCTTATGTGGTATCTTTTTTTCTTCTACCGCAACTAATGGGTAGTTTCTTCCTGTTTTAGGTTTTAATGCCAAAATATGTAGTTTTTAATAATCTTTTATTACCTATAAATATCACTTAATTCCACTAGAATTAAAACCACCCTCTCCCCTGACTGTTTCATTAATCTCATCAGTTTTCCTTAAAATAACCCTACCCTCACCAAATACTGGCATAATAACAGCTTGAGCAATTCTATCACCTTTTTGGATTAAATAAGCCTCCTCTCCTAAATTAATTAATGGTACCTTAACCTCACCTCTATAATGGCTGTCAACTGTTCCTGGGGTATTTAACACAGTAATCCCGTGTTTTATAGCCAAACCACTTCTAGGTCTAACTTGTATCTCGGTACCTTTTTCAAGCTCAAAATATAGCCCGGTCGGTACTAATACACGTTTAAAAGGATCTAAAACTATATCACTTTCAATATCAGCTCTTAAATCGAATCCACTATCACCTTCGTATGCAAATTTAGGGTCTTCATTGGTTGATTTGTTAATGAATTTAACTGAGAGTTTTGAATACTCTTCTTTCTGAGCTTCATAAATTTCATTGTTTAATTCTTCTAATGTTAAATTTATTTGTTCAGCTAATTTGTCATCAATGGTATCATCACTTTCGTCTGTTGATAACAATTTTTCATATTCTTTCAGTTTATCTAAAATTTCTTGAAAATTACCTTGTTCCATATTTTTCTTCAATTAATGCTAATTCAAAACCATGTTTCATAATCTGACTTAAAATCATTGAATACCATTTAGCCATCTTATCTTCAGAATCTTTGTCTATGTTTATGATAGCTTGATATTCATCTTCTTCTAAGTCACAACCAAATTTAGTTGCATAGTAGGCACTTCTTTCACCCACTTTCATTGCGGCCATCCCTTCTGTTTTATAGACATACATTTTACCTAAGTTGGTTCTATGCCATTCGCTGTCGTTTAATTTAAAAAGAAAGACCTTTCCTATTTGGGATAGAAAAACGGTTTTTATTATTTTTTCTTTATTTAATTTTATTTTATCTGGTAGAATTTCGTTTATGTTTAATGAGTACTTACATACTTTCATTAAATGATCTAAAAGACCGCCAGGATAACATCCGTATAAATCTAAAGAAGGAGATGCTGGGGCATGGTAAAAATCATCCCCCAGAAACTCCTCCAGTTCTTTTGTAAAAATGGTGTATCTCTCGTTAGTTTCTTGAAATTTTTGTTTGTTTTTTTCAATTCTATCCTTTGAGATCATATTTTTACTTGTAATATTCTGGTGTGTTTTTTTCGTCAATAACACACTCAATTTGCATCTTAGCGACACTTAGGCTTTCGCTACCTCGAATATCACCTGAGCGATATTTTGCTGCAACAATTGTTGCTTCTTCAACCGAGTTAGCTTGTAAAACATACTTAACTTTTTTAATTCTTGGGTTACCTTCTCTGTCCATTTGTTCAGTTTCGTAACCAATTGTAATTAGATAATACATAATTTTTTATATTTTAATGTTCACTACTAATATAGTAAATAAACTTTGAAAAAACAAAAAACGGGTAAAATTATTTATTTACAATCGATTTTAAGAACTGTACCCTATCATTGCAGACCTTTTTTAAAGAATACGTGTCTTTAACTGTTTCATATAATCTGTTACCCAAATCCTCAACTAAAGCTGGGTTTTCAACTAATCTTTTCATGTGTTTAGCCCATTCTTTATGATTCTTTCTTTCAGGAACTAATAAAGCATTACCCTTATCATTATAGACACCACTATCAACAGCAGATACAAGATCTATTGTATATGGACAAGTTTCACTTGCAATGATCGCCTTTTTATGGAATCCGGCTTCAATTACCTTTAATTGGGATTTACAAGAGTTAAAAAATGATTCCACAAGTGGCGCTAATGATACATCAAAATAATTGTAATTCATTGCGTACTTGCTAATATCTTGTGTCCATCTTCTTATGTACGGGACATCCATTGATGGGTAATCGTTTTCTTTAAATGATGTTAAATGATTTTTGTAATCATCATCTAAAACCTTATATGAGTTAGTGAAAATACTCTCATATTTACTCCAAACTGTTTCATGTGGCATAATTGGTCTTTGTCTTTGTTGACCTGTAGCTCTATCTATTTCAGTAACTGTACCTCTTAAGTCAAATCCACATAAAACAAATTGTGTTTTATCCAAATAACTATTTTGAGTTGATTCGATACCAGATTTTAATAATTCAATATCATGTAAGTGAGATGAACCACCTAACCAACCAAATCTTAATCTATCTGATTTAATTGGGTTTGGTTTAAATTGAGCTTCATTTTCGTCAACCGCATTTGGAAAAACAAAAACATTATCTTTTAACCCTAATCTTTTTTTAATTTCATTTGCAAAGAATGATGTGGTGCAAGTAACATAATCTACCAACTTTAAAAGCTCTGCCTTTTTTTCACCAATTTTAGCAATTTTAATTTGTTCATACATTGGATGTCTTTGGTCAACAGTCCAAAAGTCATCGATATCCATTATTGTTTTTATTCCATTGCTTTTCAACCATTTAACTCTCTCAACATTTCTTTCGTGATTAACTTGATGAATAAAACTGTGAAAAATAACAACATCATAATTGTTAAAAACATCATCATGATCCGCTAGATTCATAACAATATCTACATGAACATCTTCATTAAAATTATTACCGATAAATTTGAATGGATCTAATACCCTATACTTACCAACACCGTGAGCATCTGAAGGAATAGCTAAAACTCTTAATTTTGACATATTTTTATATTATATGTCTATGATAAGAAAATAAAATATAAAAGTAAATTATTTTGACTTATTAACACCAGTGATTTTACCCTTAAAAATTGAATCACCAACTTTAAGAACTAAATTTTCGTTAATAGATTGTGTTTGTTGTGCGGATAAAATTTGATTTAATTTTTCATCCATCACTTTTCTAACAGTATTTTCAATAATAACAGCAATTGAATTCATATCAACGTTTGATGTTTGCTGAGATGGTTTGCTTGCTGTTTGTTTACTTGCTTGCTTATTTGTTGACACGCCCTCGTTTTCCATTAATCTCTTTGCACCCTTGATAAAATCCATATCTAACGTTTCACTTAATGAAATTTGTGGCATTTGTTCAATAGGATTTTCAATCATTGCTTTTTTGATATTATCAGGTAGTCTTGAATTTTGAATTTTACTAATACTGGCTGGTGCTGTAACATTTTTTGTGGATGGTATTGAAACATTATTATTTTGAATATATTCTTCGGGATCATTTAATAACATACCTTCATTAATATGGCCTCTTTCAAAATTACCGCCATCTACTTTATTCATTACCTTTTTCGCTTGTGCCAATCTTTGCATCAAATCATTTGAACTGATTGGGCCGTTATTTAATTGTGTCATATTGATAAATATATTCTAATTGTAACCAAAAATAAAGTTAAAAATATGAAATAAGTTTTTTAACTCGATGAACGAATGATTCATTTAAATCATATCGATTGTCATCTTCTGGTTTTTTATCTGGTTTTTCTATTTTTTTAGGTTCCGGTAATTTACTTTTTTCTACCGATTGATTTGGTTCGTTTGGCTTTTTGGTTGGCTTCTTGCTTGGTTCTGGTATATTAATTTCAGGTTCATTTTTAATTGCTCTATTTGCACTCTGAAATTTTTGAACATTAACATTGTTAGCGTCAACACCAGATATTGCAAATTGAGTAATCAAATCGTCGATCTTTTTTATTAACTCTTTTTTCTTAGCTGTTAAATCTTTTAATGTGTTTAATAAAGATTCGGCTTCTGGAGTATCTTTAACTTGTTGGTATTTTTCATTCGTAGATTTCATGTCTGAAACAACTTTAGCCAAATCATTTTGAGCTGTTGTTATTTCTTTATCGAAATTTCTGGTAACCTTTGTAATTCCGGGTTTTTTAGCTGGCTTTGTTGGTTCTGCTTTTGTAACCGTTTTTTGTGGCTCTTGTTTTACTTCTGGTTCTTTTAATTTACTAGAAAAATTAGTTGAGACATATGTCACACTCATTGATTTATCATCACCGCCACCATTAAACTTTTCTCTAGGTACATCAAAGGTTTCTTTTGTAAGAACATCAATGCCAGACATTCTAGTAACCAAAAAGGTTCTCCATCCATAATTAGCTTTTTCATTACCAACATTAGATGGTGTACCTCTTTTAGACTTTGATGGATTATCAATCCACGCTCTAAGAACCAAATTACCTTTTTTATTTGAACCTAAAGCAACACCTTCTGCTTTAACACGGTAACCAGCTTTTACACTTTTTTTCTTTGGCTTTCTTGGACCACTATAATAAAATGTTATTGGGTGTCTTTTAATAATTGCATCAGACAATTGTTTAGTTCTAGTTGTCTTTGGCATTGAATTATCTTGCTCACTAATAAGATTATCAAATATATTATCTAAATTCATATTAAAAATCTGGGTATCCCTTTGATCCATTGTACTTATTTGCGCCAATAGCGGCTGTTCTGGTTTTAATGTCGGTCAAAGAACCAATTCTACCACTATTTTCTCCTTTACCTTTTTCATCACCATCTGATAATGCATTAGGATGTTTCTCGTTGTAGCTTTTTTCTCCGTTATAAAAATTTCTAGCTAAACTTTCTGTTCTTGTATTAATATCAGTTAATGATCCAACTTTACCACTGTTTTCTCCTTTACCTTTTTCATCACCATCTGATAATGCATTTGGGTTAGTTACATCATATCCTTTATTTTGAAAATATGTATTTCTAGCCAATAATTCATTTCTGGTTTTAATGTCAATAGATGATCCTATCGTTGCATTCTCACCCTTACCTTTTTCATCACCATCTGACAATGCATTTGGATTTTTAGAATTATATTCATTGTTCCCAGAATATATGTTTTTTGCTAAACTATTAACTCTAGATTGTATATCTATTGATGAACCTACGGTTCCGGTTTCACCCTTACCTTTTTCATCACCATCTGACAATGCGTTTTCATGTGTAACACCATAGCCATTTTTATCTAAATATGAATTCCTTGTTAATAGGGTTTGTCTTTCTTTTTCAGCAATAATTTCTAATTGTGTTGGCATATTACATTAATTTTTTAATTCTTTCAACTTGTTCAAATAAACCAGTTTGTTTTATTGATGAAACTGAATTTTCTTCAGAATTAGATTTTAATAAATTAACATAAGTTTTATTACTATCTTTTCTTTCACCTTCTTTTCTGAATGGATTTTTTCTTAAACCATTCATTCCTGTATTATTATTTATATTATGTGATGCTAATTTTTTAGATCTAACCAATTGTCTTTCACCATCTAAAAAAGTATTAGCCCATTTTTCCATCAATTCACCGCCATATAAATTATATCTAGCCTGTTCGGTATTTTTATCAAGATTTTTAATGTCATGTATAATCCTCTTTAACTGACCATATGTTACTTTTTTTTCTGAACAAAGTGTTTTTGCCCTTTTAATACCATGAGCGTCATTACCATCAGTACCGGCTAATGTTTGATTGATTTTTTGTATAACTTCTTCAGGTATGTCATATACCCTATCTTTTAAATCACTATTCACCTTTTAATTGTTTTAATATTTTTTCTACTGGTATATTATTTTTAGATAAAGATTTTTTAAGTGATTCTATTTGTTTTAAAATTAATGGGTTTACGGTCTGAGTTTCTTCCTTTTCAATAACATCAGAATCCCCAGATTTTTTAACCAAAACGCTTTCAATATAATCTTCCATAAATTTTTTGGGATTTTCAACTAATCTAACCAATTCTTTTTCACCTTCAATATATCCCATTGCAGCTAATCTTTCTTTAGCCTCTTCTTCTGGTAAACCGAGTTCTTTTGTAAAATAATGATAAGCTTCCTCGTATGTTTTGTCATTACCCATGGTGTTTTCATATCCTAAAGTGTCATCCATAGCAATTTCTTTAACCTCTTGACCTTCAGCCCAGTATTTTAATGAGGTATGGGTACCATGAACACTATGTATACCCATAGCACCAGCAGCAGTTTTTACAACTTTATCAGTTCTTCTTTTTGAACCAATTAAAGATTTTTTTATTGATTTTGGTACATCACCTCTTTTTATGTTACCTTTTTCGTCAACAATTTCTTCAATATCCTTTTCTTTATTTTCAACCTTTTCTGGTATTTTTTCAAAATTAGTATCGCTAGAGAACTCACTAGCCCACTTTTTCCACTTTTTCTTTTCTTTCTTAGGTGCACCCTTTTCATTGGCTTTAGCATAGAAATACCTTTGTTGAGCCTTTGATGCGAATTTTTCTTCTATTACCTGTTTTATAAAATCGTTCATTGAATCTTTTTTATATAAATATCAAACGGTATGAAAGATATTTATTTAAATATGAATAGCCAGAATATATTAAAGTTTTATGGTACAAGATTGGATGCCAAACTAGATTCGTCAGAATTTTATGATTATGAAATCACAAAAGTCGATAATGACTATAATACTGACGTTTTAGACTTATTTACACCAATTGTGTATGAAAGTTTAAAAATTAATCAAAGTTTGACAAACCTACAGTGTGTAAAAAACTTAATTAACCTATCTGAAGACAATATTTCAGACTTGGTTAGTGGGTATACCTATTCTGGATTACAGATGACACTTAACTATAATGATTTTACTAATCACATTGGATTAAACTATAAAAACACATTATTAGACTCGAATAGATATAAATTCACGTTAATTAGTGGTAGAACACATTATTTTAAAATAAATTCATATAATTTAGCCCTTTCGGATTCTAATGCTTTAACTGGTTATACTAAATCTCAATTAATATCTGGATTTACATCAGACGTATATAAATCAAGAAAAAACATTATTAATTCAAATGCCTGTTCACCTTTGGCACCAATTCAGGTTGTTAAGCCGTGGGCATATGATTTTAGTCAGGGTCAAGGAACAGATAGCTGTACACCAACATTAGCAAGAAGAACCGAAAAAGGTTGGACATTGGATTTTATTTTCAATCGAAATAGTTTAAGTTGGGCTTCTGGTGGAATATTTTATTACTGGGGTGTTAGGGGATCAAATAATGTTGATGATTATGCGGATAATAATTTATCTTTTGGTTTTACCTCTGATGGAAGGATAAAATGGTCAGCGTATCGTTATTCTGGTGCATGTGTTAATGGTGCATATTCTGAATCATATTATCTATCTAGTGGACAAACACCTACATTATGTACAACAAACCCAATAAAAGATTTTAAAATAACAATTACATTTGACAGATATAAACATTATGATGGTTGTGATATAGAGAATGATGGCGGTTGGAATGATATGATTGGTTTTAGAACCGTGCCATATCAAAATACTGAAGTTACTGCAGTGACTTCAACACAATTATCTGTTTGGGACCCCGCCGAATCTTTAAGCCAAAAATGGGCAGATGAAAGACAAAGGAGGTTAGGAACACTTAAAATATACCTAAACGGTAGACCAATTTATAAGTTAGAGAATTGGGAAGAGGTAATTCCATCAAAAAGAGGTGAACAGCCGTTTATACAATCTTGGGGTGCGGGAACTGGGTTGATGAACAACATACATAGCGGTATTTGTTGTTTTAAAATGAAAAAAATAAAATATTATGAGGAACCATTAGATTTTGTTCATGTTAGACATGATTTTTTAAATATTTTAGATGATTATGATTTTGAGATATGTGGTGTTGGTTGTATTGATAATTTAAGTAGCTTACCTACCGCAACTCCAACTCCAACAAGAACTAGTACACCAACGCCAACGCCAACGCCAACACCTACACCAACACCTACACCACAATAAAATAAACAAACTATTTATAACATATGGAATTTTTTATAAGACAGGGCGCAACTGACCCAATATTAAAAATGAGATTGATTGATGACGGAAAAAATGATAAGTCGTCGTTCAATGATCTATTGGAGAATTCAGATATAACATTTGAAATGGTTGATCATAAAACTGGTGAACCAGAGATTTTAAATGGTACTTGTCTAATTACAACCAGAAATAAGAAATACAATCAAACAACTGACGAATATTATATCACATATAGGTTTAAAAATGGACAGACAAACAAACCGGGCAAATATGAAGCTAAGATAACAGTACAGTTTTTAGATGTATATTCTGCTTCAACAAACAAGCTGATATTACCTATCAGAGAAAAACTATTCATCAATATTATATAGTTTTTTGTTTTTTTCATAAATTTTGTGTATTTTTATGGTTAATTAAGGCTAATTACGGATTTTCCGTAAGCTAATGTGTCATCCATAAATTACAAATCATGCAAGAGATTATTTCTCAAGAAGTTATCGAAACTTTCTTGAACGGGTCCGATCCCGAAAGGTTTATTGTCGGTATTGAATATGACTACCGAAAAAACAAAATTTACAAAATTATACAACATCCAGAAAGAGGTAAACTAGTTCTTGAAGATACGTTTACACCATTTCTTTGGGCCGGTGACTTATCTGGGTTTAACTTCTATAATGGAAGTAAGGAATTACAGAAAAAGAAGATGGGTCAATATGGTATTTTAAGTACTAAACTTGAGACCATGGGTAATGACAGGTTAGACGCTGGTTTAAAATATCTGGTTAAGAGTACAAATGGATACCAGGATTTAATCGCTTTTTTTAAAGATGGTGGTATAGATCCGTGGGGCGAAGATTTTAAATCACAATTTCAGATTTTATCACCGGCAGAACAATATCTAATACAAAAGAAAAAAAGATTATTTAAGGGTATTGAAGATTACTCTGAAGTACATAGACTTGTATTTGACATTGAGACAACTGGTTTAGATCCTGAAACTACCAACATCATTTTGATAGGGGTTAAGGATAATAGAGGATATAGTAAACTATTGGATGCGTATGGTGAGGATGGTGAGAAAAGATGTATTGAAGAATTTTTTAAAATTATTAAAGAGTTAAAGCCAACAATCATTGGTGGTTATAACTCAGCGGCGTTTGACTTACCATATATTTTTAAAAGAGCAAAAATATTAGGTTTAGATATTTCATCATTAACTAAAATATTAAATAACAACCCCATTAGAATAAAAGAAGGTAAATTAAAACTAGCTAACGAGGTTGAACCATATCAACAATATGTTTTATGGGGATTTAATATTGTTGATATTGCACATGGTGTTAGAAGGGCACAAGCGATTAACTCTGAAATTAAATCTTGGGGATTGAAATATATCACCCAATATTTGGAGAAAGAAAAAGAAAATCGTGTGTATGTTGATGGCGCATTTATTTCTAAAATTTATTTAGAGAATGATAGCTATTATATTAATCCAAAAACAGGAAAGTATAAAAAAATAGGTGAACCTGGTACCGATGGATTATTAGAAAAATATCCAGGTAAGTTTGAAATATGGCCAGGCCAAAGAATTGTTGAACAATATCTTGATGATGACTTGTATGAAACAATGGTTGTTGATGATTCATTTTCTCAATCAACATTCTTACTATCTAAAGTAATCCCAACAACATATGAAAGAATAGCAACAATGGGTACAGCAACTCTTTGGAAGATATTAATGCTTGCTTGGTCTTATGATAATAATTTAGCGATACCACTTAAAGATGAGAAGAGATCAATTACTGGTGGGCTTTCTAGATTATTAAACGTTGGTTATTCAAAAAACATTGTGAAGTTTGACTATGCGTCACTTTATCCATCAATACAACTTGTGTATGATGTATTCCCAGAATGTGATGTTATGGGTGTTCAAAAATCTATGTTAAAATATTTCCGTAACATTCGCATCAAATACAAACGTTTAGCTGCGGACTTAAAAAGTACTAATCCTGTTGAATCGGAAATGTATGACCGTAAACAACTACCAATTAAGATTTTTATCAATGCATATTTTGGTTCATTATCAGCACCACAAGTATTTCCGTGGGGTGATATGAATATGGGTGAAACGATTACTTGTACTGGACGTCAATGTTTAAGAATGATGATTATGTTCTTTCAAAGCAAAGGATATAAACCACTTGTAATGGATACAGATGGTGTTAACTTTGAAACACCAGAAGATATTAATGATCACAAATATATTGGTAAAGGTAATAATGAATTAGTTGATCTTGATAAAGAGTATATTGGTGTTGAGGCTGATACAGCTGAGTTCAATGATTTATTTATGAGAAACGAAATGGGGTTAGATATTGACTACATGGCTCCAGCGTGTATTAATGTTTCAAGAAAAAATTATATTATCAAGTTAATTAAAAAGGGTAAAGAAAAAATTAAATTAACAGGTAATACTATTAAATCTAAAAGGCTACAACAATTCGTTGTTGAATTTTTAGATGAAGGTTTAGTACATTTACTTAATGGTGATGGTCAAGCTTTTTTAAATTTATATTATTCAACAATAAGAAAAATTTACAATAAAGAAATTCCATTAGCAAAGATTGCTAGTAAAGCTCGTGTTAAACAAAGTATTAGTGATTATAAAAAACATTGTAAAAAAGTAACTAAGTCTGGGTCAACAATGTCTCGTCAGGCTCATATGGAATTAGTTCTAGCAGGTAATTATCCAGCAACATTAGGTGAAACAATTTATTACATTAATAATGGTTCGAAGAAAGGTGACGGTGATGTTAAAAAAATAACAAAACCAACAAAGAAAGAGAAGGAAGATTATATGCTTAAGTATGGTGGTGAAATTCCAAAAGACTATATTCAAGTGAACTGTTATATGATACCTGAAAAAGAATTATCAAATAATCCTAATATGACTGGTGAATATAATGTCGCTAGAAATATTACTACATTTAATAAAAGAATCGAACCTCTTTTAGTTGTGTTTAAACCTGAAATAAGAGAAAATATACTAATTGAAGATCCAGCTGACGAACAACAATTCACTAAAAAACAATCTGAACTAGTTTCAGGATATCCCTTAAAAGAAGGTGGTCAAGATAGTTTGGATGAGGTGATGACATTATCTGATGGTGAAGTTTTATTCTGGAATAGAGTGAATAAAGATCCTTTCTTTATGTATGTGGAAGATAGTTTAAATCATGTAGATCAGAAATGGGTTGAATACAACAGGAAGGTTGTTTCATTTCAAGCTGAAAGTGTTAAAGATATTCAAGATGATGAAATTATTGAGAATAATGCACATGATTATGCATACCACGCATCAATACCAATAGATTAAATAACGTTAAATGGACTTGGCATGGCTCTGTATTTCAGGGCCTTGTTTAAGTTCTCTGCTTCATTACCTTTTCTCTCAAGCATTTTATCAGGACGAAGTCTTTCTAGTCTTAGCATTAATTCTTCATTAAGCTTCATTCTTTCGTCTTTTGCTTCAGTAAGTAATGATGTGTAATCTAATTTAACATCACTATCTGGTACCTTAAGATCACCAGAGAATTTACCATATATTCTACCAAGAGATTCTTTACAGTATGTTGTAAGATACTTTCTAACCCAGTTTTGTGCTGGTCTATTTAATTCATCCCAAGCTAATTGTTGTGTCATAACATCAGATGGTAGTTTAATAACATCTTTGTTTGCTTCTAAACAAGTGTCTCTATCCATCGTGTCATAATACCAATACCATACCTTCATATTGTATTTTGAGGCATTGTTGAAATCAAATCTACCACCAGGAACGTTAGATAAATGAATATTTTTTGTACCATTTGGACCTGCAGTTATTCTATACGTTAAATCACCACCAATCATTCTATTTTTGATGTTTCTATCTTGCATTCTAAGTAGCAAGTCAAATGCTGGTAACATGAAATAAGAGCCAGATGAACCAACTTGAGCAAAACCGCCCACACCACCAAAACCAACACCACCTAGACCACCAAAACCACCTAGAAATGGATCTACAATAGAGTCAGTTAATTCTGCTCTTGTAAACCATAGTAATTCGTTTAATTCACGACCCGCAGGTATTTGATAAATTTGTTGATTACGAACTAATTCAAAATAATCTTTCTTAAGCTCCCATGGACCGTCAGCTTGTAAACCAACAATTTTAGAATAAGAATATGTGTATTGATTTTCAAAGTTCATATCCCTAGTTGTAAAAGCTCTAGTTAATGACTCGTTGTCAACATCTAAACCAATTAAAGATGACCATTGTGATTCTATTAGCCAATCGCTAACAAATTGTTCATATTCATTCATTGACAACTCCAAAAAAGAGTCCATTTGCTCTTCAGTTAGTTCTACACCTCTAACAGGCATACCTAATAAATGTAGAATTTGGCTATAAAGTTTTTCTTTTTCTGGATTGCTAATTACAGTACTCATTGAGATTTGCTTTTATTATAAATACCGGATTTATTATAAAACTATAATAAATTCTTAAGTAACTCGCTAGCAAAAGTGTCGCTATATTCTCCGTCACCCATAACCTGGTCAATAATCCCCTTTTTCTTTTGTAAAATATTGTATACTTGGATTTCTATAGTATTTTCAAAAACGGGGTAATAAACCAAGACACTGTTTTTTTGACCATATCTATATGCCCTATCTTCCGCTTGTGAGTGGTCTGCGGGTACAAAAGATAAATCATTCATTATTACCGTTTCAGCGGCTGTTAAAGTGATACCAACACCTCCGGCCTTAATGTTTGAAATGAATATTTTGATTTTATCATTATTTTGAAATTTGTCAACACTCTCTTGTCTTTTTTCTTTACTCATTCTACCATCCAAAATAACAGAATTCTTTTTGTATTTCTCGTGTAACATATCTAAAGATGCTGTAAAGTTTGTAAACACAATAACCTTCTTGTCTTGTTCAACAAACTTATCAATAAACTCACAAGTATATGGAACTTTTTCAATAGCAATTAATTGTCTAAGTTTCATTAATCTATTTAATGTTACTGAAACACTTTCGCTCTTTCTATTCTCTTTTGATATTCTAATAAAGTCCTCTAGTTCGTGATCATAAAATCTACTTTGGAGCTCTAGATAAACAGGAGTGATGATTTTTTCTGGTAAATCCAGAATATCTGTTTTCATTCTTCTTAAAACAAGATTCTTAGTCTTTTCCCTTAATTCATCTAGATTTGACGCCCCACTTGTATTCCAAACTTTTCTATTACCAACCCTAAATTGATAACCGGCACAATATCTAAACACGTAACTTTGCCAGTTTAATGTCAAAGGAGATTCAACTATTTTAAGTAAATTGTAATAGTTGATTGGCCTAGATGTCATTGGGGTTCCTGTTAGTAACCACACTTTAGGTATTTTACTAAGGATGTCATTTAGTAGTTTAGTTCTTTGTGCCGTTGAGTTTGATATATAATGTGCTTCATCCACAATAGCCAAATCAAAGCCAGCATTTGCAATTAATTGATATGCTTCACTGTCCTCACTTTTATCTGTTGTGTGGAAGTTTTTTAATATATCATAGTTGATAATATAATAATCGAAAGTAGATCCCCATTTTTTACCTTCAATAAGTAAAATTCTTCTATCTGTATAATTTTTAATTTCTCTTTCCCAGTTTATCTTTAACGATGCTGGGCAAACAATTAAAATTTTCTTTGCTCCACTTTCTAATGAACCAATTACAGCCGCAGTTGTTTTACCTAACCCCATATCATCAGCAAGTATAAACTTATCATTTGCTAATAATTTTTCAATTGCAATTTTCTGATGTTCCATTGGTGGTCTAACATCATATGGTGAATAATCAATCTCTCTATCTAATTTTTTTTCTTCTTGAATGATTGCCATTTTAGGAAGCCAGAAAGAATGCATTTGATCAGACTCTAAAATCTTACCCCATATGTGATATGCTTTTTCTGTTTCACACAATAGCTTCTCAACCCAAATCTCTTCAGGGGATTTTGGTAATAATCTTTCTTCCATTATTTTATCAGCAAAGGAAGAAAATAATTTAACCTTTTTTCTAGCAACCTTGGGTATTGTCTTTTCATGCTTGATTATATAATCAGCCTGTGTTCTACTTAAAGAAAAGTTCTTACTCTCTAAAAGTCTCTTTTTGAGTTCTAATAGATGGTTGTTCGAACCAGCATATGAAAATAATATTTCTCTAGCTACTATTTCTGGTATTTTAGTTTCCATACAATAATAAAATATAAGTAATTACAAACACTTTCTAAACTATTTATAGATATTATGGACAACAAATTACCGATAACTAGAATGAGCAAATTCTTTTCTGAAGAGGATTTTAGCCTACAGGTTCAAATAGGCCAAGAGTATTTGCATGGAGATTTAAACATGAAATTGGTACTTTATAGGGTTGATAGACAAAAAACCGATAAAGACGATGTATATGGGGAAGTTGGTAAGGATGAAATAAAATATTTCCCACCAATAGAGTTTAATGCTTTAGTTAAGGTTGAAGAACCTAAAAATGCATCATATAAAGGTGGTATGCTTCGTTATCTAGAACCGGGTAATTTACTATTATCAGTTTATATTAAACATTTAGAAGAATTGGGAGTCGATATAAAGTATGGGGATTACATTGGTTATCCAGAATCTGAAGAAAAAGTTAGATTCTATACTGTAACAAACGACGGTAGAGTAACATCAGACAATAAACATCATCTATTTGGTTTTAAACCATATTATAGAACGATTACTTGTGCAATAGCTCAAGAACAAGAATTTAGAGGAGTATAAAATGGGAGTACCTAAAAGAAAAACAGATATTCAGATTTACAAGGGTAAGCAACTTACCGAAAGAAGACAAGAATTATTGGAAAAAATAACCAAGTCAGATTCTTATCTTCCAGATTCTGTTTTACATGATGACTTAGATTCTGGAATGTTAGACTTTATTAAGAATAATTTTGTTGTTATTTCTGATGGTAGTCAAATCCCAGTAATTCCAAAGATATTAACAATTCAAAGATGGGCTCAAATTATGAATACCTGGGAGTTTTCAGATGATGACGGTAATTTAAAGGTACCATTTGTTGGTGTGATTAGAAGACCGGATGTTCAACCTGGGACAAATCCATCTGTAATTAGAACAATACCAGATAGACTTCAGTTTCATTATGCTTCAGTAGCCACTTGGAATGGGACACAAATGGGTGCGGACGTATACAAAATACCACAACCCGTTGCAGTAGATATTACATTTGAGGTGACAATAGTTTGTACAAAACTTAGAGAATTAAATAGATTTAATAAAATTGTTCTTCAAAAATTTGCATCTAGACAAGCATATACTGTTGTAAAGGGTCATTATATTCCAATTATAATGGATAAGATTGAAGATAATTCACCTATTGATCAAATAGACGGACGTAGATTTTATATGCAAACATATCAATTTACAATGCTAGGATTCCTTATTGATCAAGAAGAGTTTGAGGTTAAGCCAGCCGTTAGTAGATTCTTTTTAATGAATGAATTTGCTAAAAACACAAACTACCAGAAAAAATATATTAATAAAACTATTGATATAACGGTCGCTTCATTTAATGCAGATGGTTTACAAACCGCATTTAGCGTTGGGGAAAGTATTGGTATTTTATTTAACGTTACCATTAATGGTATCTTACAAGAAAGAGACATTAACTTCTTCCATATAGCTGGTACATCCAAGATTACTTTCCCAGACGCACCATATGAGGATAGTGTTGTGACAATAACATACTTTAAAGGTAGAAACAGTGTGTTTATCGACAATTATGGTAAACCAATTCAAGTAACCACAGAACACCGAATATATGATGGTTCAACATTAGTTTTTACAACAATGAACGCAATTAACAGTGTGGTAACTGTAGATATTAATGGTCTTGCTGACGAAGAGGGTACCGGTTATAATATTACTGGTGAAAATGAGATAACTTTAACTGCTCCTCCGGTTCTTGGTTCTAGAATTGGTATAAATTATCTTTATTAATCTTCACCATAAAGATCTGTTTTTTTAGGTTTACAAACCTCTTCTATTAGTTTTTCTAAAATTTTATAAATTTTTAATCCTTTCTTATCACAATAAGATTTGAGCATTTCGTGATGTTTTTCACTGATTTTTACGTTTTTAGTTTTGTTTTCCATGTGTAAAGATAAATAATGATAAAAAAGGATAAATTACTATCTAAATACAGAAAATTTGAGAAATCTTTGCTGAAAACAAAGATATTTATTTGGTAAGAATAAAATTATTTAACCAAACATTTATCAATGGCAAATTCAAACAGAGTATTCGTGTCTCCGGGTGTGTACACATCAGAGAAGGATCTAACATTCGTAGCGCAAAGCGTTGGAGTTACAACATTGGGTCTAGTAGGTGAGACTTTAAAAGGTCCAGCATTCGAGCCAATCTTGATTTCTAATTTTGACGAATTTAAAACATATTTTGGTACTACCAGTCCAGCAAAATACGGAGATGGTAACCCAAAATACGAACTTCCATATGTCGCTAAATCATATTTACAAGAATCAAATCAATTGTTTGTAACTAGAGTTTTAGGATTAACTGGTTACAAACCAGGCAAAACCTATGGAATTAAAACATTAGGCGGTGTTACTGTTGATCTAACAAGTACACCAACAACAAGCGGTAGCACATTAAATCCTACATCTTTAACAACAATAACAGGTTCAACATTCTATGGTGAGCTTTCAGGTAAAACATCAACAGAAGGTACATCAATTACTGATTATATTCTTGCTGGATCAAATTCTAATGGAGCATACTCTGTTAACGGATGGTTTACAATCGGTACAGTACCTGCATCTGCAACAAGTGGATTAACTGGAACACAGTTATTATCACCAATTGGAAATGCTAACAAAAACTGGTACAACAACTTCTTTGTAAAAAGCGGTTCTACTGATTCAACAATTCATGGTGTTTATTCATACCTTTTTGTTTTAACTGGTGCATCTTCATTTAGTGTTACAAGATACAAGTATTCAGCTTCATTAAATGCTGATTATGCTGGTAGAACTGTATGTTTATTAAGATCTAGAGGTTCATACATATCAAATGCTCTTGTACATAGAGTAACTGGATCAACAGCTGTTCAAATTACGGGAGCAACTATTGATACCAACCCATTATCTGAATTTAACTTATCTGTTACTGATATTGCATCAGTTGCACATAGCTTTAACTGTTCATTTGACATGTCTTCTTCAAAATACATTACCAAAATACTTGGTACAGATGTTTTTGATAAGAATATTATTGAATACCCAGTTTATGTTCATGAAGTATATCCAAATTTAATAAACAACTTGTTTGAACAAGGTTTAATTAGAGGTTTAAGTACAGATGAACAAGTTTTAACTGAAAGTGATAACTTTGTTACACAATGGGATATGGCTGGATCATCAACAGTAGTTTCTGAAGTTAGAGGTGGAAAAGTTTTCGATCTATTCAATTTCTTAACTGTATCAGATGGAGACGCTTCTAACTATGAGGTTAAAATTACAATTGCAAATATTGACATTGACACAGCAGAATTTGATATTCTTGTTCGTGATTTTAATGATACTGATGCAAATCCAGTTGTTTTGGAGAAGTTTACAAGATGTACAATGAATCCAGATCTACCTGGTTATGTTGGTAGAAAGGTTGGTACATCTGACGGTGAATACGAATTAAGATCTAAATATATTATGCTTGTTTTAGCTGAAGAACATCCAACAGATGCATTCCCAGCTGGTTTCAAGGGTGTAACAACAAGATCTGAAATAGGCGAGATTCTTTATAAAACAAAATATTATGATGCAGGTGATGTATTATATTATGATGCTAGCGGAAATCCAAACACAACAAATGGTGATAAAGTTAAAAAAGTTACTTTAGGTTTCTCTACTGATAATCACTTTGAATATGATAGAGATATGTTGAAATTTAAAAGCAGTAATGCTGCTGGAGCCACATTTGGTTTCCACTTATCAACAAATGCTTCTACAATAACTGGTATAACTGGTCATTACTTGTTTAAAACAACAGCATATGATTTAGAAGGAACTAGTAAAGGTAAATTAGCAACTACACCATATAGAAAATTCACAATGCCAGTATTTGGTGGTTTTGATGGATGGGACATCTACAGAAACACTAGAACAAATGGTGACGGTTATATATTTGGTAAGTCAACTTATGTAAGTGGTCACACTGGTAATGGTGGTGTATTCAGCAACGCTGTTGGAAACTCAGATTACTATGCATTCTTACAAGGTATTGAAACATACGCAAACCCTGAAGCAGTAGATATTAACATATTTGCAACTCCAGGTATTGATTGGAATAACCACAGTTCTTTAGTAAATCAAGCAATTGATATTATTGAGAATGATAGAGCTGACTCATTATACATTGTTAACTCGCCTAATTACACAACAGCAGATGAAACAATATCATCTCTAGATGATTTAGGTCTTGATAGTAACTATTCAGCAACTTATTGGCCTTGGATTCAAGTAAGAGATACTGATAACGCAACACAACTTTTCATTCCACCAACAGGTGAAGTATTGAAGAACATTGCATTAACAGATAATGTTTCTTACCCTTGGTTTGCAGTCGCTGGTTACTCAAGAGGTCTTGTTAACGCTATTAAAGCTCAAAAGAAACTTACTCTTGATGAAAGAGATGATCTTTACAAAGCTAGAATCAACCCTATTGCAACATTCTCTGATACAGGTACAATTATCTGGGGTAACAAAACGTTACAAGTTAGAGAATCAGCTTTAGATAGAATCAACGTGAGAAGATTATTATTAAGAGCTAGAAAGTTAATTTCTGCAGTAGCTGTAAGATTATTGTTTGAACAAAACGATGAGCAAGTTAGACAAGAATTCTTAAGATTGGTTAATCCAATTCTTGAGTCAATTAAGAAAGAAAGAGGTTTATATGACTTCCGTGTAAGTGTATCAAACGATCCAGAAGATATTGATGCAAACACATTGAGAGGTAAAATTTATATCAAACCTACAAGAGCATTGGAATTTATTGATGTAGAATTCATCATCACTCCAACAGGTGCTTCTTTTGAAAATATCTAATATTACAATAGAAATAGAAATGGGGACGGCTAAAAACCTCCCCATTTTTATTTATTATATTGAATATCAGTAAATTAGAATTATTAGAATAAAAGAATATTAGAACAATAGAATACAAGAATATTAGTACATTAGTATATTAGTAGTATTAGTATATTAGTATTTTAGTAAGTTAGTAGCAAAAAGCTAACGAAAAAAAACGAGAAAATCAAGTATTTCGGTAAATAAATTTTATTTCACATATTGATATATTTATAGGAAAGAAATAAACACAAAAACATAATACAAAAACAATGGCAGATTTATTAATGAAAATGCCGGTTCCATATGAACCGAAACGTAAAAATAGGTTTATCTTAAGATTCCCATCATCTTTAGGTATTAACGAATGGTATGTAACATCTACTGCTCGTCCTAGTGCTAAAATTAACTCAACAGAAATACCATTTTTAAATACTTCAACATATGTAGCTGGTAGATTCACTTGGGACCCAATCAAGGTTACATTTAAAGACCCAATTGGTCCTTCAGCATCACAAGCTCTTATGGAATGGTTCCGTCTTCATGCTGAATCCGTAACCGGTAGAATGGGCTACGCCGCTGGTTATAAAAAGAATGTAGAATTAGAAATGTTAGATCCAACAGGAGTAGTAGTCGAAAAATGGATTCTTGAAGGTTGTTTTCTGACTAGTCTAAACTTTGGTGATTTGAACTATTCTCAAGATGAATTAGCAACAATTGATGCTGAATTGAGAATGGATAGATGTATCCAAGTATACTAATATTAATTTTAAAATAGATTTATTTAAATCCATCATCCCTTTTGGGTGGTGGATTTTTCGTTCCACGTGGAACCTTTTCTATAATCCATTGATTTTCTAATAAATTATACTTATATTAATACAAACTAATTTAATTTATTATGGATAATATTAACCCAATGGTTGCATATGATGTGGTATCTCTACCATCACAAGGTGTACACTATTCCAATGGAAAGAAAACATTAAGAGTAGCTTATCTTACAGCTGCTGATGAAAATATTCTAATGTCACCAAATTTAATACAATCTGAAACGGTAGTTGATGAATTGTTAAAAAGAAAGATATTAGATAAAGATCTTAGTTATGATGATCTTGTTGAGGAAGATAAACAAGCTATTTTAATCTTTTTAAGAAATACTGCGTTTGGTACGGAATATACATTAACATTAACAGATCCGGCAACCAAGAAATCTTTTGAAGGAACATTGGATTTATCAGTATTAAAAGTTAAAGAATTTAAATTAGTTGCAGATTCAAATGGTGAATATTCATATATATTACCAATGTCTAAGAAAAATATAACATTCAACTTCTTAACAAACACACAAGAAAAAGAATTACAGAATATTAAAGATTCAAGCGGAACAACAGTTTCACCACTCAACACTAAAAAACTTGAAATGATGATTAAATCTGTTGATGGTCAGCGAGATCAAATGGCAATATATCAATTTATTCAAAATCTACCAATCAAAGATTCACAAGATTTTAAAAAGTTTGTTTCTGAAAATAAACCAGGTTTAGACCTAATAGTTGATGTAATCGCCCCGTCAGGAGAAAAAGTCCCAGTTTTGGTTGACTTTGGGGTGGAGTTTTTTCGTCCCTTCTACGGAATATAAGAAAAACCAAATACAGATTATTTTATTTCTTTTAACAAAAGGATTTACCTATCAAGACATATTAATATTACCAATACACGAAAGAAGTAATATCATTAATGCTTTATTAGAAAATAACGGATAAAACTATTTATATAATATGGCAGAAGATAGAAAAGGGTTTTATGAGTATCTCAAAAGTTTAGGTATCGCAGATGATGATGCAAAAGCAGGTGCAGATAGGTATCAAAAATCTATTGATGAAGTAGCATCAAAAGCAGCTAGATCATCTAGATCAACAAGCACCACTAGTGGTACTGGTAGTGTTATTAATGCATTAGGTGCCGGTTTTATTGACCAACAAGTAAATACATTAGGTAGAATTAGTACAAGTACAGGTAAGGCAATACTTGAGGGTATTACCAAAAGCGCTTCACTTAATCCAGTAACAATTATAAAAGGTGTATTAGATGGTGCATTAAAAGGTGGTGAAGCCATACTTGGGGATTTAGCTGAATTAGACAAAGAATTACTAGAACGAGTTAGAGGTGCAGGAGGATATGTGGGGGATGCTGCAACAGACATGATGAGATCAGTTAGGGTTGCCATGATTGCAGCTCAAGAAGCTGGAGCATCTACAGATGATACATTAGGGGCAGTAAAAAGCCTAATGGAAAACTCTGAAAGAATGTCTATCTATGCAGAAAAAACAATTTCAGATGGAATGCTAGCTTCCGTTGCTTTTACCAAAAATGCTAGAACAATATTAGAAAATGCTGAAAACTTTAGAAACGTTGGTATAGGTTTAGATGATGCATCTAAATCAATTACAGCCATAGGTATGGATTCGGTAAAGTTAGGTTTAAGCGCTAAAGCAACTTCTGAAACATTAATTAAAAATTTAGGTAGCTTAAATGCATACGGATTCCAAAACGGAATTAAAGGTTTAGGTAAAATGGTCCAAGAGGCACAATCACTTAAAATCAATATGGATGATGTGCTAAAGGTTGCTGATAAATTATATGATCCAGAAAGTGCAATTAACCTTGCTGCAAATCTACAAGTTGTTGGAGGTGCGTTTGGTGATTTAGGTGACCCAATTAAATTAATGTATGATGCTACAAACAATGTTGAATCATTACAAACAAGTATTATTGGTGCAGCTAGAAGTTTAGCAACATATAATGTTGAACAAGGTAGGTTTGAAGTAACAGGAGTCAATTTAAGACGTGCTAAAGCTATGTCTGATGCTTTAGGTATATCAATGGGTGAATTAACTAATATGGCTGTTAAAGGGGCTGCCAAGTTTGAAGCGATGAGTCAATTAGACATATTCCCATCTTTAAATGATGAACAAAAAGAATTTGTTTCAAATTTAGCCACAATGAAAGATGGTAAAGTTGGTTTTGATATTCCTAAAAGTATGGTCGAAAGACTTGGTTTAGATAACGTTAAAGATGGTTTCGTTGGATTAAGTGATTTATCAGATAAACAAATTGTGCAACTACAAGCGATGCAAAAAAGTGCAGCAGATGAAAAACCAATAGACATCGCAAGAAATCAATTTAATGAAACAACAAAAATATTAAATGTTGCAACAGCAATTTACTTAAGGATGATGGATGATGGAAGAAAGGGACCAATAGGTCAAACAGCATCAAAAGGTATGGAAGCAGCAGCTAATTTTATGCAAAAAACATTTAACCCATCTGAAGATAGTAGTGGAGAAACGGTTAAAAAATTAGCTGGCGCAGCAATAGATGCTGGTGGTGAGGCAATGTCTGCAGTTGCAGATTATATGAAAAATTTAAGTCCAGAGATGATGGAAACACTTGGTTTACTTAAGAAAAAACTTAGTGAAGCAGCAAAAGATATAAATGTTGAAGATCTTAAAAATAAAGGAGGAAATATGCTTGAAAAGGGAGGTGAAAAAGTAAAAGAAGCATATGATGAAATTAAAAAATTCTTTGGTGAACTTACTGTAAAAGTTGATATCAACAGCAATAGTCCTGAATTAGCTGGTATTGTGGTTAACGAAATAGACAGAAACCCACAATTAAAAGCTACTCTAGCTTCTAATATAGTTAAGAGTACTAACAACTACACATAATAAAATTATAAATTATCTATTTATTAGATAAACGAATAGATGCCAAGCTACTTAGATTTCAATGCAACAAAAAAGTTTAGGGATGAATTATTATTAAAAACCCTAAACGTTCCCAATGGTCCTCAGACTTTTGGTAGCACAAACTATTCTATCCAAAAAACCAACAGTTTTTCTAATAAGGATCAAGGTGATGTTGTTTTAAATTCAGAGACATCTAGAGATAAACAAATAATAGCAACAGAAAACAGTAATAGATTTAGTCCTGAAGAAAGTAATTATGTTGTTGTTGAAAATGTTAGAAACATTGTATCTACTGACAATGTTGGTGTATATCCATACTTCCCAATTGCTGGAAACATATTAGGTAGAGGCTTAATAGGTGCGTTAGATACCAAAAACTACGAATTTGAATCTAAATTAGCAAAATTTGCAAACTATCATTTATCTGAAAGTCCAGATGGACCAGTTCAAGCTAGAATTAGACAAAACTTAGAAACCGCAACATTAGGAAGAGTTAGAGCATTAGATGCTTTAAATGGTAATTTATCTACAGCAATTAATATAGTAACAGGTAAAGAAAAACTAATTGAAAGAAATTATAAAATAACTGTTGCAAAAACATTAGCTGGTAAAGCTATTGATTTTGTTCAAACAGTCGCTGGTGTAGAATTTCCATTTTCTGAAATACCTGGTGATTACTTAAGTAACCCAGCAAATCCCGTTATTAATAGACCAGTTCCAAAAAGTGAATTAGGTAAAATATTTCAAGATGCAACTGGTGTACTAGGTTCTTTATTAGGTATTCAAAGAAGACCAAAAGCTAGTAGAAAACCATCAGACTTGATGATTGAATACTTAAGTGATGGTCAAAAAGGTATATTATATGATAACTTATCTTTTTCAACATATGCACCAAACTATACAACAACAGCTAGATCACAAAACTCTAGTAAATTATTTAATTTTGTAGATAAGGTTGCTGCTGGAATTAATAAAGTTATAGGTAGAGAAGCACCAGCAGGTAAAGCATACATTGGTGATGATAGAGGGAATGATGTAAAAGATACAATAGCAGACTTTAATGGTAATAAAACAAGAAGTCCATATTATCTCTCATTACTATTTGATGAAACTGCAACAAGATTATTTCATAGTGAAAGAAACATTTCAGAAAGAGGAGCAATACCTGGTAAGTTAACATGGTACAGTCCTAATAGTAAAAATAAATTAGGTGTACATAATCTAGAATATCAAAGTGAGAGCTCTGTATTTGAAGGTACATTATCTACGAAACACACTTTCAGAGATGATTCTATTTTAGGTAAAACACAAGAGTTATTAAATTCATTACCTAAAGATGGTGGTCAATCAAGGTCACATGTTGCTAATGTTATTGATCAAACAAGTAGAATATTCAGAGAAGGTGATACATTTATTTCTAGAGGTTCTGCAATAAAATATATTGACAAAGCAACAGGTAAACAAGACGGTACTGAATATTGTAGAGTATGGACAAAGGATAGATCTTACATGAACTATTCTGATACAATGAAAAGAACTGGGTTAATAAGAAAAGTAGAAGATAGTGTTTTATCGACACCTTGGAATTTGAATATAGCCCCAATGTCTAATGGTAATGGTTCTTTTGATAAGAGTTCAACTAATATTGATGCCGTTGCAGGTAAGGTTAAAAAATATATGTTTTCTCTTGAGAATCTTTCATGGAAAACATCAAACAAGTTTGGTTATACATATGATGATTTACCATATTGCGAAAGAGGTCCAAACGGTGGACGTGTAATGTGGTTTCCACCATATGATTTAAAAGTTAATGAAACAAATAGTGTCAATTGGGATAAAAATAGTTTTTTAGGTAGACCAGAACCAATATACACATATCAAAATACAGAAAGAAGTGGAACAGTATCATTTAAAGTTATTGTTGACCATCCAAGTATATTAAATTTATTAATAAAAGAAATAACGGACGAACAAGCAGAAGAATATTTAAATTCTGTCTTTGCTGGCTGTCAAGATATTGATTTTTATACATTAGTTAGAAAATATACAACATTAGATAGAAGTGATTTAGAATTAATACAAGCATATCTTGAATATTATAGAGACGGTAAAACAGTTGATGAATTAGATTCTATTGAATTTAGAAAGATTGCTGGAGAATCAACAACAACACCAGGAACAAAAACAGAAGGAAAAGAAGCTAGTGAAGAACTTCCTACACCAATCAAATATACTGGCTTTTTATTTTTCCCTAATGACATACCATTTCCACAAGACGACATCTATGCTAATCAGACTTATGGTGACGTCTATTCTGGTTATACAAAAGCGGAGACTAAAACATTATTTAATACAAAACTTAATAGTGAATTAACTCAGATATTAACAGTTAACACACCAAATAATATTTCAGATAGAAAAACAATTTATGGTGAAGTACCAACAGGAACAGTAGCAGATTTAGTTACAAGAACTCAAGGTCAAATAACATCTGCGTTTCAATTACTAGAAGGTAACTATACATCATTAACAACAACATTAAATGCAATAAAAGCTGAATTAGTAAAAAATAATTTAAAAAGTATTGAGATTGATTTGGAATCATCAACATCATTTGTTGCTGATGATAAGTATAATATTAAATTATCATACAGAAGATCAGATAGTATTGTTAAACACATTTTAAAAACATTATCAAAAAATAATGATGTACCATCAACTCTTTCCAAATATTGGACAAAAACTATAAGTGAATTAAACTCAAATCCAGCACAAACTAAAGAAAAGAAAATATTAAATTTAAAAGATTTGGGTTATGGTGAAGATATGAATGGTGATATTATTATTAATTTCACAAACAAAGGAGAAAATGCAACAAGAACAGGACCGGAAGGTTATGATTGTCACAAACAAGAAATAAAAAATACTGGAGGGTTAAAAAAATATGCACCAGTAACATTTTATTGTAGATCGGTTGATGTTAAAATTAATGCGTATACTAAACCAACACAAATTCCAGCTAAACCAGGAACTGAAACCCCAGGTACAACATCTGTTGGTTCAGAAACAATTGATATAACCGTTAACAAGGTACCAAAAAATAGAAAACCACCTTTAGATATTGTTAAGAAATTAATAATGAAAACATTATCTGAATGTTTTTACTTTAAGAAATTAGAAGAAACAGATCCTGTTGTTTTTAATTCACTTAAACAAAAGTTTAGATACTTTCATCCAGCATTTCACTCAATGACACCTGAAGGTTTAAATACTAGATTAACATTCTTACAACAATGTATTAGACCGGGTGACACAATACCAATTAAAGGGTTAAGCGCTGAAGGTAATGGTGGATCTCTTGATGCTAGAAATACAACATTTGGACCACCACCAGTATGTGTTTTAAGAATTGGTGATTTTTATCATTCAAAAATTGTAATAACAAACCTAAACATTACATTTGAAAACTCTACCTGGGATTTAAATCCTGAAGGTATTGGTGTTCAACCAATGATTGCGGATGTGACATTACAAATAAACTTTATTGGTGGTCAAGGTATTAAAGAACCAGTTGCAAAATTACAAAATGCATTAAGTTCTAACTTCTATGCTAATACTGAAATATATGACTATAGAGCAGATTCAACAGTAAATCAAAAAGATCTACAAGCATTCAATATAGACTTCTTAGAAAAATTAATAGGTAAAGTTGAAACACCAAAAATACCTGGAATCAATACATCACAAAACCCTAAAAAAGAAGGAAAATATATTGGTACTTTATCAGCAGCGCAAATGAGTTACCAGCAAAATAGAGACAATTTATTAGCTGCAACAAATGAGTATTTTGATAAATTTAAAGAAACGTATAATAAGTTATTAAAAACATATGGTAATGAAATTCTACCTTTATTTATTTCACCAACATATAGAACAACAAATCAATTAGATGTTCAGGATACTCTTAACACAACAACACAAATAACCTTATTAGGAAACTATAAGAAGACAAGAGATTTTATAAACTTATATGGTAGATTAGAAACAAAGCTTTTAGAAAAAGTTTCAGCATCTGATCATAATATTATTTTAGACTTGGATATGGATTCTGGTTCTACAAAATACGAAAGATCAAGAGCGATTATTGACCCATATATTAAAAAAACGGTAACTGAATTCTTAAACAGTATTAAGGATGAACAAATGATAAAAGAACTTGAAACTAATAGAAACAAATTCATTGAATTAGTTGATGGTTTTAATTTTATTATGGAAACAAATGGTAAAGATGCAAGAATAGACGGAGAAACACCAACTATTGTTAGCTTAACAGATTTTAACGTTCAAAAATTCTATGAACAGTATGATGAAGCAATTAAACTTGTAAAAGATAAACATTCAATGTTTACCGCTGAATTAAATACATCAATTGATTTTGCTGACCCATCATTTACAGACGACCTTTATAAACAACTATTGGCGTTCATAATTAAAAACAACGTTGATAAAATTTTAAAAGAATACGAGAATTCACCAGATAATAAATTATTTGATAAAAATGCTATTAACAAAATAGAAAGAAGATTAAATAAATTTATTAAAAAAGCATTAGATATTGACGAGAAGAAATTTAAATATAAAAAGGTACAGAATAAAAAGGATTTTAAACCATACGCAGTTACAATTACTGGATCAATAACAGGTCCACAACAAGAAAAACTGAACAACGTACATGGTTTAAAAGATAATTCAACAGAATCAAAGTTAAACTTTTCTAAAGTTATTAAGTAATGAATCAATATTTTAACAGATATGAGTATTTCTTAGAGGACGGTGAATTTAAAATTGTACCAGGAATTGAAATATCAGCAAAATCAACCGATAAGTACGTAAAGTATATAAAGGGTAAAGATAGATTAGATAAGATGTCTCAAGAATACTATAATACACCACTTTTTGGTTGGTTAATTATGCTAGCCAATCCAAAGGTTGGGTCTATTGAGTTTGACATCCCAGATAATTCAATAATCAGAATTCCGTTTCCTCTTATTAATTCTTTACAAGAATACAAAAAGAACGTAGAATTGTATAAACTATATTATGGGGAATAATAAAATAAGTCAGAATGAAAACATACTTGTAGTAGTCGATCAACAGAATGTAGTTCACGTTGACCCTAATACAGTATTGGATCAAGATGGTCAGTTACAAAGTAGATTGGTTGATCATGAGAATCTAGTTATGTATGTTAATTTGGAAGCTGATTTAGTTCCCAGAAGTGTTCTTTATTCTGAATCCGAAAAAAGTACATTAACATCATTAGCATCTGGTACATTTAATATGATGAGAAACCAGGGTGATAAAGATGAGTTTCAAAACAACTTTGATACAAACTGGACCGAAACGTTTGTTCCAATATCATCAAAGCAAGATGCAATAAATGCTGTGGTAAATGCATTTGCGGGAACTAATTTAAATAGAGCAAAAAGCTACGATCCAACTGCTCAGACATTTGGAATTGAAAGTATTAATATTGTTGTTAAGGGTGCTAGTAATATACCGCAAGTATCAATTAACTTTATTGATGTAAGAGGTAAAACATTATTTGACTCACCAGAGAATTCTCCATATAAAGCGTTTTTTCACCAACCTTGGCCAATATTTTATTTAACGGTTAAAGGGTATTATGGTAAAGCTATTAGATATAGAATACAACTTGTTGATTTTAAAACCAGATTTAATGGTAACACCGGTAACTTTGAAATATCAACAAAATTTGTTGGTTCAACATACGCTTTTCTAAATGACATATTACTTCAGAACATTGTTAATGCACCATATATGTATATGGTTGAATCAACTGAGCCATATAAAACAAATCCCAAGACAGGATTTGTAGAAAAGAAAATATCTAAAACTACAAAGGGTTATTCTATTTTAAAATCGGTTTATTCTGATTATAAAGCAAAGGGATATATCGACAAAGATTTTCCGGTTAAAACACTTAGAGAACTTTTAATGACAGCCAGCGGCTTAGAAAGTATAATTGAATCAACATTGTTTTCAGAAACTGTTAATCCAAATGTTTTAAGTGATGTGGCAGAATATGATAAAGTGTTAGATAACCTAGAAAAAAGAATTATATCATGGGGTAATAGATATTTAAATTCCACTGATACTGTTAAAGAAGATGGTGATGTTATTTATTATGCTTTAAATAAAGTAACAAATGATAGAACACAAACATCAAACGGAGCTGCAAGCGCGGATATTATTACTGGAACAACAAATAACCTTTCATTAAAAAGTATTATAGATAAAGGTATTGCTGATTTAGAAAACAATTTGGCGTTTGGTAAAAAAATTGAAAACAAAAAAGAAATTAAAACAAAAACAATATCATTAGATTCAATAAGAAATATAAAAGATTTTTATACAACAGAAGGTGGTAAGTTTGGTGTTGCTAATGAAAAATTAATACAAAGAATTAAAGATATACAAAACGCATTCATTAAAAGTAGAGACAATGTTGAAAAAGCTGTTGAAGCTAAAATGAATGAGGTTATTAGAAATAATGACAATGGATTTGGTTTTGACCCAACAATAAGAAACATTTTTGCTGTTATTTTGGCCAATGCTGACACTTATATTAGATTAATGCAGGATGTGCATAGAAAAGCAATTCAAAGATCTAATTTTAGAAAAGAAGCAATCGTTGGCGAAATCAGCAATAATAAAAATGAAGTTATATATCCTTGGCCAGAAGTTAAGAAAAAGGGTAACAAAGAATCATATACACACTATTATCCAGCAGATACTGAAGTTATAAAAACAACGCAAGGTAATAATTTTTCACTTTGGCCAGAAGTTGAGTTTATTGAAACATATAACAGTGTAGCAACCAAACGAGTTGATGCTGAAAGCGGTAAAGAAATATTCCCATCAGATTTAATGTTTGTATTTGATGGTAAGGACGAAAAAAGAGAAGTTAGAAATGTAAGTACTTTATTTAAAATTGGTGAAAAATATCCATATACTGATAAATCATTAGCATCTATATTTTATGAAATATTTGAAAGAGCACAATATATAACATCATATAGTAATTTTATATATGATAAAGGATTAGATGAAATTTGCGCTAAAGAATTTGAAACATTAGATAGCGCAATTGAAAGTGATATTGATGTTAGAGAGGTGTTAAATCAACAAGTTAAGAGTACACAAACTTTAGTTAATTTTATGTATTCATATTCACAGAGAGAAAGGTATCCATATTATCAAGATAGGTTACCAACAGTTGAGTATATAAAAGAATTTGTTGATAGAGATTTTGATATTGTAGAATATAATAATGTTGTTTCAGGTAGCACTACCGATACAACATATACAAAATTACAAGCTGCTCTTGACGATTATAAAATTGATCCATATAGATTAAAAGAGTTTCCATTTAATTCAGAGTTATATCAATCATATCTTGGTAATAAGGTTTTAAATACTAATGATTATAAGTTCACGAATATCTTTAAGGTAAATCAGAATGACAATTTCATTAGTTCACCTATTAATTCAGAATCCTGGATATTAAGTGCATATACTAAAAATATATTTAGTCAAAAAATAACACTTAGTGGCCAAACAAGAAACTTATTAAACACACCATACTTTCACAAACAATTATTTAATGACTTCTTCAAGGGAGGTGTTTCTGAAAGATATGTTGGTTCTGCTTACATTTTATTAAATTCTTTGCCATATAAAGATCTGGACGATGTTATTGAATTTGATGGTAATAAGGTTCTTATGTCATCTTTATTTAAAGAGGTTGCAGCAACACACTATGTTCCATATTACTTAATGTTAAAATGGGGTGCGATATATCATAGATATAAAAAATACCTTAAAGAAGGTGTTGACATTTTAAGTGGGGTTACTGTTTCAATAAATGGATCAACGTTTTTTGACAACGGGACAAACGTACCGTTTAATCTTAGTGCCGTTACCCCATCAATGAGTGCTGTCACATATTCATCAAATTCTTATGTTGGGGTTTATCCATATTATCATGGTATATTCCATCAAATAGTAAATGGGTATAGTTTTTATAACCCATCTGGATTTACAAAAACAAGTGCAACAGCTGTTAACGCAAGTTCACAATATAATAGTGCAGTTGCAACTGGAATTACAAAATATATTTTAGAGAAACCAACAAGCAAAAGTGGATTCACATTAACATCTTTAGTGGATAATTCAAGGTTTAAAGCTACAGATAATAGGTATACAATTTTACCATCTAATGGCGCATCAAAAATTAGCAATATAGTTGATAGTTTTCCAAGTCTATTACAGGATTCTTTTAGAATTATATTGGACGATAGCGATTTAACTAAACATCCAACATATAATGTTTTATACTTCCCAGGACCTGATGAAATGTTCAAAACAACTAGAAACTTATTTTCATTAACAGGTAATAAGAAAAAAGTAATTGATTTAATTGCCACTTTCAGTCCAAAATTATTGGATGAGTTCGAGTCTATGTTTTTAGAGTACTCATCTTTAGATTTAGATGTTGACTCCTTAAAAGGTAGTACCCACGATTATACTTCTTTTCAAGAAATATTAAAAGAAATATGTAGTATAGAAAAAACGGGTATTAACCTAGCAGTTGATGGTGCCAGAGAAAAGGTTATTGATGCACAAAAAACAAAACTAGAAGCTTTGACAAAAAGCATGTTAGATAATAAAAATTTAAGAAAATTAGTTATTGGTAACCCAAAACAAATTGATGATTATATAATTAATGGGTTTGTTGGTAATTCAAAATCATATTTACCAAACAAATATGATGTTTCACAACTAACAACTGGCTCAACAATTGGCGGTGTGTACACTCCAGGAACAAAAGACTTAATAAAATTATATATTGGTCAAAATATAACTGGTACAACATATAGTGGTATAACAAACCTATATGAAAACTTTTTCCAAGTAAGTAACATTGAGGTAACTGAAGAAAATATATACTCGCACAGAGAATTGGCTAGAATATATGCTGGTTGGGTTAAAGATAATAAAACAAAAGATAACTTATTTGTTCCAAATTATAATGAATTTAAATTATATGTAAAAACAAATATATTTGATCCACAAGACAATAGGCTTTCAATTTTTTTACAAAATTTTATAAAGAAATTTAAAAATTTAGCACAAGAAAAAAAGAAAGAAAAAATCACCATATATCATGGTTATAATGAGGCGAAGACAACAAAGCTAGATTTATATCAATACTTTAAATCATTTAATGACAAATGGATAGCAGGTAATGCTATTGGTCAAAGACATTTAATGGATGAGTTTTTATTTTTAGATAGAGCAAATAGAGATATTGGTAAAACGTCTTATATTAGTTTAGAGAGACTTATTTCATTGGGTAACGAAAGAAACGCCAAGATAGATTTATATAGCGCAATATCAACTTTAATTCAAGGTACTAATTTTGATATGAGACCTTTACCGGCTTACATTAATTTTTACGGAACAAATACAAGTAACAAGAAAAGAATAATACCGTCTAAGAATTTAGCCAGAAATTTATTTGGTACATTTTTAGATGTGGATTATCAAGAATCTTCACCAAAAATTATTTTACAATACATTAACAAGACATCACAATATTTGGATATGTCTAGAGTTAACAAAGAATATAAATTTAAAAGCGATAGCTTTGATATTAAAGACACAAATAACAATCCTTTAATTGTTGAACCAAGAATATTCATGGAAACCGATACTGCTAATTCAAATAGGGTTGTTTCATTTGAAGTTAATTTTGGTGATCAAGCACAAGGAGTTTTTAAAAGTATATCATTAGATCAAAGCACTTATAAAAATACAACAGAAAGTGCACTTGCACAAGAAAGATTAGCCAGATCACAAGGTGGTGGTGGATCACATTCTGTTGATATTGGTTTATTTGACATTTACAAAACTGCGTCATATCAATGTAGTGTAACTTGTATGGGTAATGTTATGTTACAACCAACAATGTACTTCTATCTAGCTAATGTCCCCATGTTTAATGGTACATACTTAATATTTGATGTTAGTCATTCTATAAAAGCTGGACAGTTTGAAACATCATTTACTGGCGTCAGAATTTCAAACAGTAGCTTACCTTCATTAGACAGCACATTTATGTCTAGCTATAGACCATTGTTTAGTAGATTACTATCATCGGCGGTTAAGAAGAAACAACAAACTAACCCAGGTGTTACAACGGAAAGAACAATAACAACAAAAGATAAACAAAGCTTTAGTATTGATCCAGGATCTGCTGTAGGTAATGAAGATTTATCAAAAATCATAGTTAATCAATCTGGATTGTTATATGATATGATTCCATATAATGGTGCCAAGGTGGGCAGCGGAACAGAAAAGTATATTCAATATATTGAACCAGCTAAGGGTGAATTCTGGCTTAGAACTAGAGTAGTTTTATTTGGCGGATCAAAGTATGATCCAACAGGTGAATTAGAGTTAGTTAGCGGATGGAAAGCATATCCAAATGTCATTAAGAAATATACCGACATTAAAGATAGTCTTTATGATTATTATGCAGTTAGAATGGTTTTGAATAACAACAAAGAAGAAATTTTCAAATATGATACTGAGTTTTATAACCCTAGCTTACGTTTGACTTACAAGTTAACAACAGATGTTAACCCATCAACTGGAAGATTTGACGGCCCCGTACACAATGGCCCATCAATAACAGACAGTAAAGCTAGTCAATACGGAATAGCAATGTCTGCTAAGCTTATGAAAAAATTAAAACTAAATGAAGGAGATGTGGTCTATTTTAGACTAAACATTAGAAAATAGTAATTATTAAAGTATTTATAGGTATATATTTTAACATTATGGAAAAATTAAATAAATCAGTAGATCAGTTCTTAAACCCAAAGGTTTCTAGACAAGTATCAAATGACTCAATGGAAAGAGAGGAGTGCGATTTACAAACTGGCGAATGCTATGTTATTAGATCAAAAGACGGTATCGTTGAAAGAATAAATAAAAAATACATTACCGAAGACGGTAGACAATTATTACAAGACTAATACTATGTTAGAGCAAAAACTTTTAGAAGAAATCAATAGATATAAATCTATTAATAAAAATGCAAAATCACTTTATGTGATTACTGAGCAAGAATTACCAGCAGCTCCAGCACCTACTGACGCCCCAGCAGAACCTGGTGCGGCTTTAGATATGCCACCAGCTGATCCAGCAGGAATGCCAGCAGACGCTCCAGCATTACCAGATTCACCAGAAGGTGCGGAAAATACTGAAGAAGTGGACGTTACAGATTTGGTTAATATGACCAAGAACATCAAAAACGAATTAGAAGCTTCTAAAGGTGAACAAAGTGGTGTTATGCAACAAATGGATGCGGTATTCAGCAAACTAGATGATCTTGAAGCTAAATTAAGCAACATGGATGCGGTTATTGCTAAAATTGACCAATTAGGGGCAAAGATAGATGACGTTAAACCACAAACACCTCAAGAAAAATTAGAGATGCGTTCATTGGATTCATATCCTTTTAATGAAAAACCTCAAGAATTTTTCGCACATAAACAACAAGAAATGAGAGCTAGTGGTAAAAACGAATATGTTTTAACTAAGAGCGACATTGAAAATTATTCTAAAGAAGACTTAAGTCAGTCATTTAACCCTTATGAAGACGAACAACAATCTAGGTTCTAATGTTAACCTATTTTTAGGTCTACAATGTCAATTTAAGATAATGCATTGGCAGACAAAGGGTTATGCTAGACACATGGCTTTTGGTAACATATATGACACACTAGATGGTCTTATTGACCAATATGTAGAAATATCGATGGGTAAGTTTGGAAGATTTACAATTGATGAATCAAATAGAACAATTGAAATTTTTAATTTATTAGACATTGAAATTGTTAAATTTTTACAAAAAATAAAAGAATTTTTAATCGGCTTAAGCTCAGAATTATCACCAGAAAGTGATACAGACTTATTAAACTTAAGAGATGAAATGCTTGGCGAGGTTAATAAATTAGCCTACCTTCTAACTTTAGAATAAAACTATTTAAAAAATGATATCAGGATCAGCAGCATTAACAGCATCAAATACAACAACCGGATCTCTTTCGTATATTAACTCGTTAGTTACCGGTGCTACTTCACAAGGTCTATATAGAATTCTTGTTGGTAATAACCATATGAACGAGTCAATGGCGGATGAATTAAGAAATACATATGGTTATACCGTTACCGCTAAAAATTCTTTTATGGGTACTTATGATGATTATATTGTAAGTTGGGGTGATATTGATAGCTAACAAATAAAAAATTTAAAAAAATATTAAGCCCAGATTTTTTAATCTGGGTTTTTTTATGTATCTTTTATCATAAGATTATTAACAATTAAAAAAAACTATTATGGCAACAGTAGATTCAGTACTAGCACAGTACGAAAAAAACAAAAACGCTACAAGTAGCAACGCGAACAAGATTTCACAAGAAGACAGAATGAAAAAGTATTTTACAACTGTTCTTCCTAAAGGTTCTAAGTCTGGTGAAAGACGTATTAGAATCCTACCAACTAAAGATGGTGAAACACCATTTAAAGAAGGTTACTTCCACGAGATTCAAATTGATGGTAATTGGACTAAATTATATGATCCAGCTCAAGAAGGTAAACGTTCACCATTAAATGAGGTTAAGGATGCATTATATGCTACTAAAGTTCAATCTGATGCTGAATTAGCTCGTCAGTACCGTTCACGTAAGTTCTACATCGTTAAAGTTATTGATAGAGATAACGAACAAGACGGACCTAAATTCTGGAGATTTAAGCACAACGCTAAGGGTGATGGTATCATTGATAAGATCTTCCCGATTTTCCAAAAGAAAGGTGATATTACCGATGTTGAAACTGGTAGAGATTTAACAATTTTCTTAACATTAACCAAGTCTGGTAACGGTAAAGAATATACTTCAATCAGTTCAGTAATGCCTGAGGATCCATCTCCATTACACACAGACGGAGCAACAGCTAGTGCGTGGGTTAATGAAGAAACAGTATGGTCTGACGTTTATTCTAAGAAACCAGAGGAGTATCTTGAAATGGTTGCTAAGGGTGAAACTCCACGTTGGGATAGTGATACTAAGAAGTGGGTGTCTAACTCACAAGGTGAAGAGGTTTTCAAAGCACCTTCTGCACCAATCGAAGATCCACAGGAGGAAGATGATGCGGACGAGAACTTACCGTTCTAATTATACAAGGGGCGGAGATAACGTCACAAGCCCCATTTTTAAAAAAACTATAACATGGCTATTAAGAAAAAACAATTTAACGACGAAGACATCCTGAAGGAGTTTTCAACGAAGACAAAATATAAAGAAACCAACTACTATTATTGTGGTCAAGCATTTTTAGATGCTTGTGGTATGCCTGGTCCGGTTATGGGTGGTATTAACATGTTTCTAGGTCACTCTAACTCATCTAAGACAACAGCAATGATTTTAGCTGCTGTAGATGCACAAAAGAAAGGACACTTACCTGTTTTCATTATTACAGAAAAGAAATGGAACTGGGAGCACGCTGTTCAATTAGGTCTTCAAGCTGAACAAGATGAAGATGGAGAATGGCATGGTAATTTTATCTTTAATGATGGATTTGATTACATTGAAGAAATTACAGATTTTATTAACAAATTAATTGATGCGCAGGCATCTGGTAAATTAAGTAAAAACTTATTGATTTGTTGGGATTCTGTTGGATCTGTTCCATGTAAAATGACCTTTGAAGGTAAAGGTGGTAAGCAACATAATGCATCAGCTTTAGCAGATAAAATTGGTATGGGTATTCACTCAAGAATTTCTAAATCTAAAAAAGAAGATTATCCAACTAAAGAGAATCCGTTATACGTTACAATGATTGTTGTTAACCAACCATGGGTTGAGCTTCCTGATAATCCATTTGGACAACCAGAAATCAAAGCAAAAGGTGGTGAAGCATTATGGTTAGCATCATCAATTGTATTCTTATTCGGTAACCAAAAGAAAGCTGGTATCAATCACATTGATGCAGTTAAGGGTGGCAGAAAAGTTACATATGCAATTAGAACTAAAATCTCAATCCTTAAGAACCACGTAAATGGTTTAGCATATAGAGATGGAAAAATTATTGCAGTACCACAAGGATACATCCACGATACGAAAGAAGCATTAGATACATATAAGAAAGATTATTCTGATTATTGGAATCAAGTACTAGGTGGATTTGGTGATGGTGATATTGAATTTTCTGAATCTGAGGATGAAGAAATTGGTGGAGAATAGTGTTTTTATTTTTTAACTTTTAATACAATAGACGAAATGTCTAAAACATTGTTGGTTG